TTCACGGCGATGAGGGCAGCGTAAAACCTGCACCCGGTTTAACAGCCTTAGATGCCGCTCGTAAGCATGGAAAGAGCGTGGTGTGTGGTCATACCCACCGAGCAGGTCAATCGGCCTTTACAGAGGCATCTGGGGGCGTTTTAGGGCGTGTTCTGCGCGGTGTCGAGGTGGGCAATTTAATGCAATTTAGTAAGGCTGGTTATATGAAGGGAACTGGGAACTGGCAACAGGCCTTCGCCGTGTTCTATGTCGATAAAAAGGCCGTAACCAACACGATCGTGCATATCGAAAAAGATGGTTCATTCGTGTTTGAAGGCAAAAGGTATGGATAAAGGCTTCTGCGGGGCCGAATGGCTCAATATGGATGAAGATTTTGTTATCAAATCGTTATCAAAATATGCAACGATGAGGTTGATTTAACCTATCAAGCGTGAAACCCTTATCTTATTCACAAACCCTTGTGGATAGATACGGGAGTAATCATGGAAGAATTAAACGCATTAAGTCTCTTATGCGCTATCACACTGCCGCCACTAGCTGCATTTTCGGCATATTGGGCAGGATATAACCGCGGCAAAAGAGAAGGCTGGCATGCTGGCCGTTCACTATTAAGAATCCCTATGGATACGAGTCGATGAAACGCGATGAATTCCTTAGACAATCACAACTCATTGCAGTCACTAGAGATATTGAATATGGATCACCAAATGTATCTATGCTGCGTATTGCAAAACTCTGGTCGGAATATCTCGGTTATCCAATCGACCCTCACGAAGTCGCGATTTGTATGTTACTCCTCAAAGTCAGTCGTTTATCGGAGCAAGCAGAAAACAAAGATAGTTACTTCGACATTATCAACTACGCCACTATTGCCGGAGAACTGGCCACAATGGACTGGGATGATCTTGATGCTGGTTAATGCTAAGCGTGGTGTTTGGTGTGATTACCACAAATACCAATATGGGGCCACAAATCCAAAAGGCCAGGTTCAAGCTGCGTGGACTATTATTTCAGAATTGCCACGATCATCAAAAATTCCACGTCATTACTGTCAGGAATGCGCAGTAGATTCAAGCAAATGGGCAGATGGAACCTACTTCGACCTAAAACAACAAATCCAATTCGCACAAAAGCGATACGGAATTACTCAAGGAGCATTAAATGGCATTTGACCTGAGTCAATACGAGACAGTTGAATCAAGACTGGAAAAGTTTATAGCAGACTATCCAGACTTCCGAATCGATACAGTTATGGAGAGTTTTGCAAATGATAGATTTATTGTTAGAGCGGCTATTTATCGCACTTTCGCGGACAGTGTCCCCTTCTCAACCGGATACGCTGAAGAGAAGATTAGCGATCGCGGGGTCAATTCAACTTCTGCGTTGGAGAACTGCGAGACTTCAGCGATCGGTCGCGCACTTGCAAATGCAGGTTATGCAGCAAAAGGCAAGAGAGCAAGTCAGTCAGAGATGGCAAAAGTTGCCAGAGTAAAGAATGATTTGGCTAGTGAAGCAATTGCAAATGCGCCACTGGCTATAAATAACACTTGGGATGAATTCGTAGGCAAAGAACCAACGCCTGAACCAGTATCGCTAAATGAAGCTGCGCAATTAGTCCAGCAAACTTTCGGAGAAGCTGAGCCAATACCGACATGTTCTCATGGCCCTAGAACTATCAAGTCTGGCGTAAGCGCGGCAGGTAAAGCCTGGCAAGGTGCAATGTGTGAAGTTCGTGGTGCATCAAAGGGAGACAGATGTCCTGCGATTTGGTATGTAATGAGTAAAACAACAGGCAAATGGAGATTACCGGAAGGAGTTGAATGATGGGTTATGTTGAAATAACAAGACCAGATGGCACTAAAACCTTGCTCGGAGAAGTGCCAGTTCTGATCTGTCAGATGTGTAACGAAATGCCACACTTGGATGATTCAGTGCGGGTGCATAGTATATCGCCGTTGCAGTGGCAATGCGAGAAATGCCATGCGGTCAATGGGTAACAGACTGCAATATCAATGCTCATGCGGATCATGGGAATATGCGTTTATGACCCTTGGAGAAAAACTAACAATGACCTGCGAATGCGGTAAAGAACATAGGTGGATATATGCCAAGCCAGCATCGTAAGCATCGAGGTATGCGAACCCAGAAGATAGTTGCAGACTACATGCGCCAGTGGTTTCCGTTTGCAGATTCCGCTGGCGCTGGTCGCCAAGGCTCAGATGTGCTAAATGTGCCATTCGATGTAGAAGTGAAAGCTAGGGCCGGGTTTCAACCTAAACAGGTTATGGATCAACTAAAGAGCCGTGAATCAGGTAAGTTGGGATTTGCCGTTTTAAGACTAAATGGCCAAGGTGAGACAGTAGATGATTATTGTTGCATCATTAGAATGGATGATTTAATGGGTTTGTTCATCCAAGCAGGATATACTAGGAATCTGACATTAGAACTTGTTTACTGCAAATGCGGTAATACGATAGTTAAAGATTCTAAATGTCCTATATGCAAAAAGGCAGGGTTCAATGCCAGTCTATGAATTCCAATGCTTAACTTGCATGGTTATCCATGAGCATTTTATCCCATTCGGATTAGAAACTGCTGATCCTATTCACTGCAATGACCAAATGATAAAACTATTTACACCACCAGCAATCCATTTTAAGGGGAAAGGGTTTTACAAGACCGATAACCGTTAATTGGAGATAATCAATGACACGCCGTAAAATCACGCTGAAACTTGACAACGCCATTACACTTAACTTGCTAAAGTGCTTCAGGCACTTCGCGCAAGCCGCAACGCGGATCGCTTGCGCAGTAGTAAGTGTCCTGGGGATCCTATTCATTAGCGCAGCCAATGCCGTTGCACCAATTCATAATGGTATTCAAATACAACAAACACCAAAGATGTATGCAAAAGCCGTATTACCAATAGATGAATTCAAATGCATTACTAAGCTCTACGGAAAAGAAAGCGCGTGGAGAGTAGAAGCTAAGAACGGCCCACACTATGGAATACCTCAAGGTAGATCTATATATCTAAAGACTGCATCTGGTATAGATCAGGTTAAATGGGGAATATCGTATAACCTTAATCGCTATGGATCTATGTGTGCAGCGTGGGAATTCTTCCAAGAGAATAACTATCACTGATGGGTAAACAATCAGCACTGCGTAAGGATGGGTCAACCTATCAATGGCGCAAGATAAGACAACGCATTCTCACTAGAGATCAGAACACATGCCAACGATGTGGGCAGCCAGGTAATACAGTGGATCATATAGTTCCAAGAACTTTAGGTGGTAGTGATGAACCTGATAACTTGCAATGTTTATGTGCAACTTGTAATTATTCAAAGGGGGGTAGGTTTTTTGATACGCCTTCAACACCCATGACCCCCCTTGGTTTATTTTCCCCCAAAAACGACAGCATTACCCATTATCAGGCGTGATAACCTAAGTCATGAGTAACTTCTACCAGATAGCACTAAATAGCCCTGATCAGGCTTACCTAGGGGAGACAGAACCGCGTATTCGGTCAAAACCAGTCGATTTACCCTCACGCGGGCAGGAAATGATTGACTTTTGCGAGTCAATTGGCTTCGAATTGCTTCCTTGGCAGAAATTTCTGGCCATAGAAATGCACCGAGTTAAGCCTGACGGGCGATGGCATCATAATGAAATTGGCGTCCTAGTAGCGAGACAAAACGGAAAATCGACCTTTCTGGCGCTTCGAATTTTGTGGGGAATGTTCGAATTAGGTGAGAAGTTGCAGGTTCACACTGCGCACAAGCTAACAACCTCTTCTGAAATCTTCTGGAAGATAGATGAGATTATCCAGGCGCACCCTAAATTGGCTGGAAAGTTTGCCAAGAAATATGAAACTAAAGGATCGCAGGAAATTAAATTAGTTACTGGTTCGCGTTATATTGTCCGAGCCAATAACTCAGCTTCTCGTGGTATTGCCGCGCCAGATGTTATTCACCTTGACGAAGTTCGAGAATATGAAGACCCGGAAGTTTGGGCATCGCTTAGATTTACGCAAATGGCTTCAAAAAATCCAATGGCTATTCTTTATTCAAATGCTGGCCACCAACATTCAATAGTTTTAAACAGAATGAGAGAACGCGGACTGGCTGCAGCTGCAGGAAGTGATGATCCAATAGGTTGGTTTGAATGGTCAGCGCCAATGGAAGTTCAAATCGGAGATACACCGGAATTTTGGGAAGGAGTTAGATATTCAAATCCTTCTCTTGGCTACACAATTCATCCCGATAACCTTCGGGCCATTCTTAACGATGAAGAATCAATTGTGCGTACCGAGGTATTGTGTCAATGGGTTTCCCAAATCAATCCCGCAATCAATCCGTCGTTGTGGGATGCGTGCGGCGATGAGTCGGCAGAACTAGACCAGGAGCAAGAGACCTGGATGGCTATCGACTTGTCGCCGGATCGTAGAGCCGCAGCTTTAATCGCTGGCCAACAAAAGGGAGATAAGTTCGTTGTGGTTCTATTGCAGACATGGGAAAACGCAGTAGCCATAGATGACAAGGCACTTGCCAATGATCTAGCAGTCTGGGTTCGTAAATATCCAACAACAACAGTTGCATATTCAAGACAAACCGCCGGAGCAGTTGCCGCCAGATTATCTCCAGCCGGAATCCAAACAACTCCAATCGATGGCGCGTTATATGGCCAAGCTTGTGATGAAATGCAATCTGCAATCACCTCAGAACGACTGATCCATAAACGTCAGGAAGAATTTACCAAGCAAGTTCTATCAGCCGTCAAACTTCCATTCAAAGATGGCGGTTGGTATCTAGGCCGTAAGGTTTCCAACTCTACAATCTGCGCTGCCGTTGCGATGGCTATGGTTTCCCACTTCGCGACACGACCAGAAACGGAAGTGGACATCTTTATTGGCTAATCTCATATAATGATATACTTATCCACTATATGGGAATCAAAGACTTCTTTCTTCCAACCACTGCGCCAGCGCCAGTAACAATTGATGCCGCTGCGTATCCTGCGCCAAACAATGGCCTAATCAATAACTGGTTATATCCAGTCGCAACCGCATCAAGAGCTTCTGCCATGGCAGTTCCAACAATTGCCCGCGGTAGAAATATCTTATGCTCACTTGCAACATTACCTTTAGAGCAATATGTAAAGTCAACCGGATCACACGTTGAACCAAACAGAGTAATCAATCAACCAGACACACGCATTCCTGGTTCTGCCGTTTACAGCTACGTTGCAGAAGATTTATTATTCGTGGGAGTCTCTTACGGAATTGTAATGTCAATGTATGCGGATGGCCGCATTCAAGAGTGGACACGCATTTCTCCTGATCGTGTTCTTCCAGAATTGAATTCTCTTGGAACTGAAATCATTGGGTATTCCGTTGATAATATAAAAACACCACCATTTGGCGTGGGCAGTTTAATCGTATTCAACGGACTTGACGAAGGGTTCCTCAATCGCGCTGGCCGCACTATCCGGGCTGCCATCGCTCTTGAAAATGCCGCAGAACAATTTGCCAAGGAACCAGTTCCAATGATGGTTCTTAAATCTAATGGCACAAACTTAACTTCTGAAAGAATTTCAAAGCTTCTCGAATCATGGCGTGTTGCTAGAACTAATCGCAGCACTGCATTCCTCAATGCCGATATTGAATTACAGGCAATGGGTATAGATCCCAATAAATTACAACTAAACGAAGCTCGTCAGTATGTCGCTTTAGAACTATGCCGCGCCCTAAACATCCCAGCCTTCTTTGCTTCCGCCGAATCAACATCAATGACCTATTCAAACGCAATCAATGAGCGCCGTTCATTAATTGACTTCGGCGGTCGCAACATTCTTCTTGCAATTGAACAACGCCTAAGCCAACCAGACTTCGTAGGATCTGGCAATTATATTCGCTTCTCACTAGATGAATTCCTTCGTGGCAATCCCCTAGAACGCGCTCAAGTATATGAAATCCTAAACAGAATCGGCGCAATGAGCGTTGAAGAAATCCGAGAGGAAGAGGATCTACTTAAATGAAAGTAAATCTACCAATTACACTGACCGCAGCTGATAGCAAAACCCGAACCCTTACTGGTCGCATAGTAACTTGGGGCGAAGAAGGTTTTACTTCTGCTGGTAAAACAATTTTTGCAAAAGATTCAATCTCAATTCCTAAGAACGTCAAATTGCTTCTAGAGCATGACCGCACACGCCCAATTGGCAAACTTACAAGTTATGAAGTTACTGATTCTGGCATCGAAGCATCATTCAAAATTGCTGGCACTATTGCCGGTGATGATTCACTTCTAGAAGCCGCAGAAGGTTTGCGCGATGGCTTCTCAGTTGGAATCAAGTTAAATGAATGGAAGAACGTCGAAGGTTCAATGGTTATTTCATCATCTGAAATGATTGAAACAAGTTTAGTTACAGATCCAGCAATTGATTCTGCTCGCGTTACAGAAGTAGCAGCGACAGATACAGAAGTTTCTGAATCAAAGGATTCAGATATTAAACCAGAAGGAGAAGACCTAGTGTCCGAAACCGTTTCAGAGTCAGTAACTACCGAAGCGGTAGAAGCTGCAAAGTCAGAAGTAACTGTTAGCGCATCAGCGCCAGTTATGTATT